AAGCGGAATATCACACGGAAAAAAATCCTTTCTAAATTTAGAGGTTAATTTATACACCAATAGTGAAATAGATTTTAAATCCCCTGAAGTAAAAGATTCAGTTAAAAAAATTATCAAAAACATATTCAAAGAGAATGTTATCCAAAACAAATACTTTGAATTTTCACCATCAAAAAATGATTAAACTTAAAAAGATACTTGTATCGTATATTTATCTTAAAAAGAATTCATGAAACAATTAAGAATATTAGAAGCAAGTGAAGTAGGTCATGGAATATTGGTTGAAACAGATGCAGGTTGGATATCACCAAAAGATGTTCGTAATGCCGAGATGTTAAGAGAGGCTAAGGAGTTAGACTACAGAAACCCTTTTGAATTTTATGCGGTATTACAAAAATACGATACACCAAATAGAAACGGAAGATTTTATCCTGAAAGAATCTTGAAGAGAGAAGCCGAGAACTATAAAAAAGCAATTGATAAAGGTCTATCAACTTCAGAACTTAATCACCCTGAGTCTTCTCTAATTGACTTAGACAGGGTATCACATATCATCACAGATATATGGTGGGATAAGAATATCTTGATGGGTAAACTTAAATTGTTGACATCACCAGGATTTCATGAAAGGGGTATTGTTTCTACTAAAGGAGACCAAGCAGCTAACTTGATGAGACAAGGTGTTACTATGGGAGTTTCTTCAAGAGGAGTTGGTTCGTTAAAAAAGGTTGGGGAAAGAAATGAAGTACAAGACGATTTTGAATTAATTTGTTTTGACTTGGTATCATCTCCATCAACACCAGGAGCTTACTTATTCACCAATCCTAATGATAGAGACAAGTATGAAGAAAATTTGGAAGAGGAAAAAAAATACAAATCACCTGAAAATTCGGAATTCCAATCTAAAGGAGTTGACTTAATGAAAAAATTAACCGATTATTTGGGAAAATAATAAATTATGGACGAAAAATATTTTGTAGCAAAAATTCAGTATGACTTGCCTGATGAGAATACTGGTAAAATCAAAAAAATCAGAGAAGAGAAATTAGTTAAAGGTTTTTCGGTAACAGATGTTGAGGCAAAGGTTACTGAGAAATATCAAGGTTTTACTAATGATTGGAGAATTACTTCAGTATCAGAGAGTAAAATTGATGAGGTAATCGAATAATTAGATTTTAAACAAATTAAATTAAAGTGGTCACAATTGACCACTTTTTTTATGCTCGGTACTTTTTTATAAAATAAAAATAAGATTGCGTTACCTCAAAAGTGAATTTTTTATTATTTGACACTATTTATATTGTAAAAATAATAGATTTTCATGAAAGAAAATAAAACTTTAGTTCAAGAGGCTCTTATTCAAATGAAACAAGTTGAAGATGTCATAGCCGAAAATGCAAAAGGAATACTTGCTTCTACAATGAAGGAAGAAATCAACCAATTAGTAAAAGAATCTCTTTCCGAACAGGATGAAGAGGAGATTGATGTAGATGCAGACGTTGATACGGATGCTGATAACGATGAAATGGAAATGGATGTGGATATGGAAATGGGTTCTGATGAAGAAGACATGGATATGGACATGGATATGGACATGGATTCAGAAGAAAGTCCAATAGATTTAACTGACGCTTCTGACGAGGAAATCTTGAAAGTATTTAAAGCAATGGGTGAAGATGACGGAATCATCGTAAAAAAAGATGGTGAAAACGTTCATTTAACTGATGGCGATGCTGACGTAGAATATCTCGTTAAGCTTGGTGAGTCTGAAGAAGACGAATTAATGCAAGAAGACGATATGAATTACGACGAACAAGACGAATCTGTTGACGACGTTATCAACGCTATTTTTTCTGACAATGGTGATGTATCTGATGTTGACTCATCAGATGTTGAAGATTTTGAAGATGAAGAAGAAGTTGTTTACGAAATCACATTAGATGAAGACGACGAAATGATGGAAGATGATTCTGAAATGATGGAAGATGATTCTGAAATGATGGAAGATGATTCTGAAATGATGGAAGATGACGACATGGACGATTTAACAAATGAAACTTACAAACCTAAAGGTGTTGGAATGAACTTAAAACCAAAGAAATTTGAATTTGATAAACCTGGTAAAGGTGGATTCAATGAAAAGAAAAAAGAAGGACCTAAAACAATGGGTACTGGTAGAGCGAAATTCGATTACAAGAAAGGTGAAAATATGGGAGGTAAATCCAAAGTTGTTAAAGCAGAAACTAAAGAAGGTCAAGGATACAAAGACAAAGAAGACGAAAGATTAGCTATGAAGCATGGTAAGATTGCTTCTAAAGACCTTAAGTCTACTAAAGCTCGTAGAGATGATGCAGGTTTTGAAAAGAGAGAAACCAAAGAAGCTGCTAGAACATATGGAATGGGTTCCAAAGAAGGTAGAGGATTAAGAAAAGGTATCACTAATAACAGAAATTACAATTATGGTAATAGTGGTGTTAAAGTTGAATCTACTCAAGAAGAAGTTAGAATGTTGAGAGAAAAGAATGAAGAGTACAGAAAAGCATTGAATGTGTTTAGAGAAAAACTTAACGAAGTTGCAATCTTTAACTCAAACTTGGCTTACGCTACAAGATTGTTCACAGAACACTCAACTACTAAAAAAGAAAAATTAAACATCCTTAGAAGATTTGACGATGTTGAAACTTTAAAAGAATCTAAAAATCTTTATAAGTCAATCAAAGATGAATTGAATAAGGTAGAAACAAAATCAATAAACGAATCAGTTGGTGAAAAACTAAACAAAACAGTAACTACAGGTTCGTCTACAACATTGATTGAATCAAAAACTTATGAAAATCCACAATTCTTAAGAATGAAAGATTTGATGGGTAAAATTGGTTAAAAAATAAAAATAAAATAAACTTAAAAACAAAACAAATACTAAAATGGGAGCATTATTAGAATCAGGTCTTGTAGGTAACATCGGTCTTAAGCACCTTAAAGTTATCAAAGAAGACACAATCAACAAATGGGACAAATTAGGATTCTTAGAGGGTCTTAAAGGTCACATGAGAGAAAACGTAGCACAATTATACGAAAACCAAGCATCGTATTTAATCAACGAAGCATCATCTACATCTGATACAGGTGCATTTGAAACAGTTGTTTTCCCAATTGTAAGACGTGTATTCTCTAAATTATTAGCGAACGACATCGTTTCTGTACAAGCTATGAACTTACCTATCGGTAAATTATTCTACTTCGTACCTAACATTCAGGCTTACACTGATGAATCAAATGCGAATACTGGTATTCACTACGCACCTTATGGTTCACCAAACGCTGCGGCTGACCAAACACCAAACAGTGGTTATGACTACAACAACACTAAAGACCTTTACGATAGATTCTACGAAGGTAACGAACCAGCGTTAGACCCACCAGGTTTATTCGACTATTCTAAAGGACAATATTCTGCAATCACAGCTCCAGTTGTAACTGTATCTTGGTTAGCAGACCAATTAGTTCCAACAGGTTATAGTACTGACAACTACAGAAAAGTTCTTATTGTTATGTCAGGTTTTGCGGCTGATGGTGCTGGTAAATTAATCGGTCCTGATGGTCAACCAATGGACAACGAAGCGTTCTTATCTGATTTAACTATCTATGGTGTTGCAGGTAATAACTACACTTCAGGAAACACAACTAACCCTTACTTATTTAGAGTTGTAACTCAAAGATATGGTAAAGGTATTGTACAATATGGTAATAACAACTCTACGTTAGTATTCCCTAACAGTAAAACTGATGGTGGTCAATATGACAACATGTGTGATGCTGAAGGTAAAATCTACTTAGAAGTTGATTTACAGGTACCAGTTTGTATTACTTGTGGTGGTTCTATGGACGGTTACACAGGTTCAACATTCTCTTCTTCAACTGCTTCTGACAATGCATTTACTGCAACTTACAGAATCTACAAAAACTTAGAATTTGAAGATAGAATTGGTGAGGTATCTTTCGACCTTATGTCAGTTACAGTTTCTGTAACAGAAAGAAAATTAAGAGCTCAATGGTCTCCAGAAATGGCACAAGACGTTGCAGCGTTCCACAACATCGATGCTGAAGCTGAATTAACAGCTTTATTATCTGAGCAAGTTGCGGCTGAAATCGACCGTGAAATCTTAAGAGATTTACGTAAAGGTGCAGCTTGGAACTTACGTTGGGATTACAATGGTTGGAAACGTCTTGGTTCAAGTGCAGTTCCTTACACTCAAAAAGACTGGAATCAAACATTGATTACCGCTATCAACCAAATTTCGGCTCAAATCCACAAATCTACCTTAAGAGGTGGAGCTAACTGGATTGTTGTTTCTTCTGAAATCAGTGCTATCTTTGATGACTTGGAATACTTCCACGTATCAAACGCGGCTCCTGAGCAAGACCAATACAACATGGGTATTGAAAGAGTTGGTACATTAGCTGGTCGTTACCAAGTGTATAGAGACCCTTACTTCCCACCAAACCAAGTGTTGTTGGGTCACAAAGGTACGTCTTTACTTGACACAGGTTACATCTACGCACCGTATGTACCTCTACAATTAACACCTACAATGTACAATCCATTCAACTTTACACCTATCAAAGGTATAATGACGAGATACGCTAAGAAAATGGTTAATAACCGTTTCTACGGACGTATCACGGTTGATGGTGTACGTACATTCGACTTAAGAGAATTGAGATAATCAATATCTTATTTAGATACCAAAAAGGAGACAAGAAATTGTCTCCTTTTTTTATTTACAGAAAAATTAAACAGTTTATATTTATTATTAGATTTTAGATTATCAGTCCCCAGCCCTCAAAAGCTGTTGAGTGTTCACGGACACAAAGGTATTGGTAACATAGTCATTAACTATTTTAAAATTAAAAAAAAAATGAATTACACAACAACTATCGTGAGCAAGCCGACTGCTCACATCACAAAGAAAAAGTCGCGTTTAAAAATCTACAATGGTAATGTCGTATTCCTTAACGACAAAGATAATTTCGAATTCGAAATTCATAATCCAAAACAAACATCGGTTCTTTGTAAAATCAAACTGAATGGTCAGTATATCTCCACGAGTGGTATTATTTTACGACCAGGTCAAAGGGTGTTTTTAGAGCGTTTCCTTGACTCAAATAACAAGTTTGAGTTCAGTACCTATGAAGTTAAAGATACGTCCGAGAATCGTGATGCAATTGACTTAAATGGAGATGTAATGGTTGAGTTCTATGATGAACAGGAAGTTAGGATTTACCCTCACCTTTCAGGTGGAAATTGGAATACTGGTTGGTCACACATTAACACAGGTTCTCCATATTATGGTGATATAACTTTTACCAATAACTCATCAAACGCATATTTTACTAATACATCATCAGTTGTTGGAGAAACAAACACATTTGAAGTTCCAAACATCAGAAGTGTTAAATCTAAAAAATCTATTGAAACAGGTAGGGTTGAAAAAGGTGAAAAA